TGCAAGACAAGGCCGAGGCCCTGGCCGACTACCTCGAGCACGAGGGCAAGGCGCCACCGCAGAAGCTGGTGACCGGGGACGGCTTCCGGCTCGGTCAATTCTGGAGGGGACTCACAGGCCCACAAAGGCATCACAAGGCCGCGGTCGAGGCCGTGCTCGCCCGTCGCCCCGCGGCTAGGGCGGTCTACGAGCGCGAGCTACGCAAGTGCGAGGCCAAGAAGGACGGTACACTGATCGCCCGCAAGGCCGAGGCCCTGGCCGACTACCTCGAGCACGAGGGTGAGAGGCCGCCCAATAGGACAGTGACCGAAGACGGCTTTCAGCTCGGGAAGTTTTGGGGCAATCTCACGGGTCCGCGAAAGCAGCACAAGGCCGCGGTCGAGGCCGTGCTCGCCCGTCGCCCCGCGGCCAGGGCGGTCTACGACCGCGAGCTGCGCAAGCGCAAGGACCGCGAGACCACGAAGGCCGCGGACGGCGCCCGTGCGGCCAAGCGCCGGTGTACGTAGAATGCTGTATCACTAATTCGAAAAACAATGTATACAATTTTGTCTCTCGTCTAGTGAACACTCGCGCGAGCCATGGAGATTATCGATCTCACCGGCGACGACTCCAGGGAGGACAGTACGGAACAGCGCATTCGGCGGCTGATGCAGGAGCGGGAGCAGCGGCGCCGCGAGCAGATCGTCCGGGAAAAGCACATGGCCTCCATGTTCCGCAACAGCAAGCCGCGGCGAAAAATAAGGCAGTAGCTCCCTCCTGGGCTCAGTCCAGGAACGCCGAGCGGCGCACTGGCCGCCCCCCCGCCGAGCTCACGACACAGTGCTGCCCTGAGCTCAGCCGGTGCCCCTGCAGCGCGGCGAGCGGGACGCACCCGCGCCGCATCAGCCGTGTCAGATGGGAGGTCAGGTCGCCGCGACCCCCCATGTCCTGGAGGGCCAGCTCCTCGTCGCGGCACGCCGCGATGCAGATGCGGTGCGCAGTGGGCTCGGGTCGATCGGTCGACAGGTCCGGCGGGACAAAGTCGGTGATCGTGCCGCTGTGGCAGCAGTCCATCACGCAGACGAGCGAGCACCGTGCGGCGCACGGGCGGAGCAGCGCCGCGAGCTCCTTGTCGCGAATTTTGTTGCCGTCGTCGCACAGGAGGCACTCGTCGAGGCCGTCCGCCTCGGCGCGGCTCCGCGAGGGTACCTGCATCCCGTGGCCCGCAAAGTAGAGCGTGATCTCGTCGCACTGGGCGGAGGCCGCCACGAGGGCACGGATGGCCGCCAGCGTCGCGGGGCGTGTGGCCGCCTCGCCGCGCAGGACGGCGATGTCCGCCTCGTCGTACCCCCGGTAGCGGGTGAGGATGGACGCCATGCGCTCCGCTTCGCGGTCGCAGCCCGGGAGCTCCCACGGCCGCCCCTTGTAGCACGTGGCAATCAGCAGCGCCCGGCGCCGCGCCCGTGCGAGGCGAGGTAGGCGCGGCGCAATGGCGGCACGGGCGGCGTCAATCTCCCGCCGCACCGCGCGGAGGTCGGTTCCGCGGGCGAGCAGGTGCTCGCCGATTCGCTCGATAGCCTCGCCCGCCCGCGCGGTCTCGCCCGCCCGCCGCACCGCCTGGGGGTCTGTGCCGCGGGGGAGCAGGGTCTCGCCGGTCCGATCCCCGCCCTGGGGCGATCGTGTGGATGGGCCGATTGGACCTGGGTCCCGTGCGGACCGCGGCTCGCAGGCGGTGAGCGACACGAGCTCGAGGCGCCCCGAGATGGCGCCGCGCCACGCCATTTCCTACCCGCGGGTGAAAATCGCCGCTCACAGGCCCACGAGCGAGGGGTAGGCCGCCCGCACGAGCTCGACGGCGGCGGTGCCGCGGTGCGCCATCCGGGTGTCCTCGCGCATATCGACGACCACCGGCGTGCCGTCGAGCCAGTCGGGGCGGTCCGCCGGATCGATCTGCGCCGCATCGATGATCTTGAAGTCCTCGACCACGGGCTGGACGCCCTGCCGCAGCAGCGCACTCCCGCGGTCCTCGGGGCGGTTCGTGACGTACATGACGAACTTCTCAAAGACCACGTCCGTCGGCGTCGGCTGCTCCTGCGCCGGCTCACATCGCGCCTGGAGCATCGCCTGCACGCGATCTGTATCACCCTGGGTTGTGCGGTCGGGCATCGCCGTGGTTTTCTCTGTCGCGGGTATTTCGGCCCCGTGCCCGTGAACGTGCTCACGGAGGAGCAATAATTCTCTCCGCGATAGGCCAAACAGAGTCCGCGATGGCCGAGCAGCCCGACCCGCGGAAGCAGGTGCACCTCGCCCTGCACAGCCAGTTTGCAACCACGCACCCCGAGCGACCGGGGGTGTTTGAGTTTGACACGCATGAGAACCTCCGCATCCTTTCGCTCTCGCTCGGGACAATGGAGCTCGAGAATACCCAGTACACGATCGAGGAGGAGTGGGCGCGGGTGCGCATCGACGAGGGCGTGGCGCTCGACGAGGAGTCTCGTTGGCTGTATGCCTCCGGCGCCGACGGGGAGGCCCTCGTCGCCCCACTCCCACTCTACCGCAACCGGATCGAGCAGCTCGCCTACGAGGTCGACGAGCGCAGCGACACCGTGGAGGTGAGGATGCGGACCGAGCACCCCCACGGCGTGCCGTCGGTCCAGCTGCTGCGCGTGTGGAGCTCCGGCCTCGGGGCGCTGCTCGTGCCCTCCGGCGTCCGCCTCGGGCCCGCCCTGCACGTGGAGGTGTCATCGGACAGGGAGCTGACCGTGGTGCTGCCGCTCCACGCCGCACTGCCCAGCGCACTTGCGGCGCAGCAGTCCCTGCGCTCGCCGCGATATCTCCACTTCTCGCCACTCTGTGGCCCGTCGCGGGTCGCCGCGGTGCTCGGGCTGGCGGCGCGAGGCGTGGGGGGTGACCTCGAGGCAAGGGCGGTCGGACCGAGCCTCGCGACCATCGAGTGCGCCCGGGGGGACGTGGACGGTTCACGCGGCGCGGGACGCGCTCTTGGATTCGGGTGTGCGCGGCACTCGGTCAGGGCCGACGCCGCCGCGGCGGCGTGCGTCTGCCGCATCCCGCCGGGGTACTACGGGCCGGGGGCACTCGCGTCCGCAATCTCGGTGGCGTCGCGCCCGCTCTGCCCCGTGCAGAGGGGGGACGAGGGGCAGCTGGGCGGGATTATGATGCTCGGCGACGCGAGCGGGCTGTTTGTGCCCGTGCGCCTCGCTTCGACCTCCTACACGTACACCACACTCTCGCAGTACCTGACACTGTGTGCCCGCGGCCGACTCGGGTTCTCCGAGGTCGTCGTGCGACCGCGAGGCGAGGGCCTCGAGATTGCAACGGGCGACGGCACCGAGATGCGCCTGAGCTTTGCGGCCTCGGGGTCCGTGTCGCCGAGCTTCCTCGGGCTCTCCGGCCTGAATTTCGAGGGCGCATGTGCGTACCGCTCGACGGTCCCACTGTCCTACCCGTCCACCGCCGACGGCCGTGTTCCGCGGCTCAACTACTCGTTCGAGATTGACGCCGGGACCCGGCGCGGTACGTTCACCGGGCGGCCGCAGCAGGCGCGGCTCGAGGACGGGGCGCTCGTCGGCGAGTCGCTCCCGCGCCTCGCCGCCGGCGACCTGTGCCACGTCACCGGGCACGGCCTGGTTTACGTGGCGGAGGGGTTCCCGCGCGTCGGTATCACCGTGCCACCGGACGACGAGAGCGACGTCACCCCACGGGCTGCGATGGCTGTCGGCTTCGAGGGCGCCCAGCCCTCCGGTGCGAGGGTCGTGACCGTGCGCCCCGACGCCGCCTATTGCCTGCACATGCAGAGCGACGCCGACGCCAAGTCGATCAAGCCCGAGATCCTCGGCTTCGAGCCCCGCGTGTACGAGCCTCCGGGCCCGGCGGCCCTCCCCCCCGTCGCGACAGTCGCGATGCCGCCGGCGTACCGAGCGCCCGCCGTCTTCTGCGTCGACCCCCCGCCGTACGTCCTACTCCGGCTGGGGACGGCGGCCCTCGATGCATCGCAGGTGCACCGGGCGGTGGTCTCTCGCGACCACAGCATCGGTGTGTTTGCCAAGCTCTGCTTTGCCCCGTACCGAGTCGAGCGCATCAACCCAGCCGAGACGCAAGTCCCCGAGGGCGACAAGCTCGGGACCCTCGCCCTGACGCTGCTCAACTACGACGGTACCGCGTACCACACACACGGGAAGCCTTTCTCACTCTCGGTCGTGGCCACCGCCGTCAACTGCTAGGGAGGCCACGGGGAGAGGGCGGTCGAGGCACCGCCCGGGAATCGAGGGGCACGAACTCCTCGTGTGCGAGGCTGCTGCGCCGCACGGATGCGGGAGGTACGGCAGCATAGACCTGCGATGCGGCTACGGCCAAGACATTGGGCCCGGCGCACGCGTGGACCTCCTGGTCCACGCCGAGTTGCAGCAACGTACTGCGCACCCCCACCAGCCGCGTAATCTCGTACCGAGAAAGTGTGACCGGGACACGGTCCAGTGGCGTGGGGGGGTCCATGCTCGATCTCGATATCGTCCTCGCCAAAGAGCCGTCGTGATCACCACGTACCGGGCCCGCTATCGTTTTTTTGCCAATCACCAGCGAAAAAATCGGAATCCTTCCACCCTCTGCAGACTTTACACTGCCCCTTCCACCACGACGGCGCCCCCTTCTACCTGCTGTTCTGCCTGCTGCGCGATTCTCTCTGCTGGTGGCGGGTTTCCTTCTTCTCCGGCAGCCGGACCCTCCTGCAGCCGCTCATCCTTCTCCTGCTTCTCCTGCTTCTCTTTCTCAACATCCTTATAAATCGTTTCGCCGAGCGCGTTCTGGTCCGTCAGGCGCCTTCTCCTTTTAATGCCCAGCCCCACTCCCGCCAATACGAGGGCGGGAACGGCAACCTGTGTTGCGGTTCCGAGAGCCCCACCTACCGAGGATCCGCTCTGCCATCCGGAGTTGGTCTTGCCCCACTCACCATACCGCCCTAGGCCGAGGACCGAGGACTTGTAGTCTGACCCGAGCGACGAGTCGCCCGAAGTCCCGCCCGAAGACCCTCCCGGGGGGGCAGCTACCACTGTTCGATGATAGACCTTGTCGGACAGTTTGTTGCAGACGGCATGCAGGTCGGCGCTGACCTGCTTATTGGGCGCGCATAGGTAGTCTGCGTACGGAGGGGCGTTGGCAAACATCTCGAGATCGAGGCACTGTGCACCGTATTTTTTCGCGGCCGCGGTGATCGCGGGGCACTCGTCAAAGACATTGCCCTTGCAGGATGTCACGGCACTGCGGAACTCCGAGGTGTCTGTGCAGGACATTTTTACACTACCTAATATTTTCGACCCCACCGCCCCAGTTTATCAGGTGCCGAAGTTCGGGTTCATTCGCACTAATATCGGGGCCAGCACGGTATCGTGGACTTCTCGCACCTCGGCGCTGGCCTGATCGCTGATACCCAGCAAGAGTTGCTGGCGGCTGGCGGAGTAGTAGCCCTCGGAATCGTAGTCGGTAATCGCGGTGGCGCTCATGTGGCGACGGACTTGACGATATGCGGCTAGGATGCGGTCCCAATCGCGTCCAAAGACATGCTTCCACGCGACCTGGGCCACCCTAAAGCACGGCTGTCGGAAAATCGCATGCAACAACGGACAGTAGAGCGCCGACAGTGTCGTCGTTCTGGTGGCAGCAGTGATCCACGCACGGAAGGCCGCCGGCGTTTCAGCCGCGGGTGAGTTGCGTCCAAGTTCCGATGCTTTGGCTCGGCCGCAGTCGGCTGCATCTGGGGCCCA